TGCGATGTCTGAAACAAATCCAACAATGGCGATATGGTTGGGTAAGAATTGGCTGGGGCAATCTGATAAGACAGAGATAGATCATAAAAGTTCTGATAGTAGTATGAAACCTACAATAATTGAAATTATAGCGCCGAACATGGGTGAAGAAAAAGAATTATGACAACAGTACAGATTGAATTGCCTCCTAAATTAATCCCAGTATTTGCACCGCCTAGAGGATCTGTAAGAACGCGCTGTGCCTTTGGTGGTCGCGGAGGTGGAAAGTCTTTTTCTTTTGCCTTGATGGCGGCTATATTTGGATATAGAGAGAAGTTAAGGATATTATGTACCAGAGAATATCAGTCATCAATTAAAGAATCATTTCACGCTGAATTAAAAAATGCTATAGAATCAATGCCATGGCTAGCTAACCATTATGATGTAGGGGTGGATTATATAAGAGGGATGAATGGTACTGAGTTTATATTTAAGGGATTGCAGAAGATGGGTTCTATTAAGTCGCTGGCTAATATCTCAATAGCGATTCTTGAAGAAGCGGAGGACATCGGCGAGAGTTCTTGGATTGAGTTAGAGCCTACAATACGAGCGCCAAAGTCTGAGCTTTGGGTAATATATAATCCTAAGAGAGAGGGTTCAGCGGTAGATAAAAGATTTAGAAAATTCCCTCCTGAGGATGCTGTAATTGCTGAAATACATTACAGGGACAATCCTTGGCTTTCAGAGGCTTTAAAAAGACAGCGTATAAGAGATATGGAGGTTATGGATGCCTCAACCTACCGACATGTTTGGGATGGGGATTACCTAAAAAGCGATGAAGCAACGGTTTTCGCTAATAAATGGAAAGTAGAAGAATTTATTCCTGCTAAAAATTGGGATGGGGCTTATTTTGGTTTGGATTTTGGCTTTTCTCAAGACCCGACTGCGGCGGTAAAAGTTTGGATATTTGAGGAGAATCTTTATATAGAATACGAAGCGTTTAAAACAGGTTTAGAGCTTGATGACACGGCTCATTTTGTTAAGAATAAAATTCCTGATATAGAAAAATATGTTATAAGAGCAGATTGCGCAAGACCTGAGTCCATAAGTTATTTAAAAAGGCACGGATTGCCAAGGGTTATAGCCTGCAAGAAGGGCAAGGGTAGCGTAGAAGATGGAATATCTTTTATTAAGAGCCATAAGAAAGTAATAATCCACCCTAGGTGTAAAGAGATTATTAAAGAGTTTTCGCTATATAGTCACAAGGTAGATAGGATTACTGGCGATATAATGCCAGAGATTATAGACGCTTTTAACCACGGCATCGACAGTATCAGATATAGTATCGAACCCGCTATGAAACGTAAAAAGCTCGATTACAGTAAAATGCTTTAAAATTTGCGTTATTAATATTTATATGCTTTAATTAAAAAAAACAATTAGAGTGTTGCCGATGTCTAGAAGAAAAACCAAAAAAAAAGCTATAAAATCTATAAATAATAAAGCCGCTAAACAGAGCTATATTGATGGAATAAAAAGCGTTTATAATTCTCAGCCGAACACAAGAAATGTAAGTTATAATAATACAATAGTTAGCGATAATAAATTAGACCCAGATCAGATGAACGGTATTTACAAATCGGGTATCGGGTCAAAGATTCTACAGCTAAAGATTGGGAATGCTCTAAAAGACACTTTACAATTTGATCGGAAAGATCAGTTAAATCTTTATAATGTCCGCCTTGAACAGATGGTAAAATTAGCTTCTAAATTCATGCTTGCCTTTGGTCGTTCAATAATAATTTTGTATGAGAATGGGGAAGATCTAAAAGAGCCAAGAATAACACCTTTTAATCTTGAAACTACTCATATGAAAGTTTTTTCTGGTGATATGGTATTTGTTAGTGATTATTCCCTTGATCTGATGGATCCAAGATATTATAAGCCAAGGTTCTACAATGTCAGGAATACAACAATACATTATAGCAGAGTGGTAGATTTTACATATTATGAGCCTATTGAGAGAGAAAAGCCTATATATCAGTTTGGCGGAATATCTGAGTTTGAGCTTATCTATAAACAGCTTTTACATGATTCTATTGTTGAAAGAAGTTCCTCAACGATCCTTGAAAAGAATGCCACCCTATTTTATAAGATCGAAGGCTTCAAGGATGCTATGCAGAATGAAGATGAAGCGTGGATTAAGAAATATTTCTTAGAGCTAGAAAACGCTAGATCAATCTATGGAGCAGGTCTACTTGATAAAGAGGATGATGCCTATGTTGTCAATCAATCCTTAACAAACCTTGCTGATGTCGACACAATAACACTCAGGCGTATAGCGATGGTGACAGGGATCCCGCTTTCAATATTAGTCGGAGAGAATGTCAAGGGGCTTAATTCATCGGGTGACAACGAGCTTAAAATCTTCCAAGACACTATCGAGAGTTTACAAGAGGATTATTTAATCAAGCCTATTAATGATCTTTTAAGAAAGCTTAGCCTTGAAATAGTCCAATTCAAAGAGAATCAAGGACGCACACCTGAGAACCGTATAGATTTCGAGAGTAAAGCTATTGATAATGCAGTTAAGTTATATAATCTTGGTGAAGATGCTAACAAGTATCTTTTAGAATATGACATAACATTGAAAGATAATCTTGCAGATTCTTTCTTCCCTGAGGATGATGATGATGATGATGATATAGAAGTTGAAGGGGAAGAAGAAAGAGAAGAGGTTTAGAGATGGTTAAGCGTAAAATATTTTCAGAAACAGAAAAGATTGTTAGGACAAAACCTGCCTCAAAGACCATAGAAAGAGAATTCGCATCAGCTCTTAAAAAAATGATTGATGAAATGAATGAGCGGTTTAATAATCAAGTCTTTAAGAAGCTCAACAAGGGTACTATATCAAAGTTTGAAGATGCTCAGGTTGGTAATTTCGCAAAGATATTCTTAACACTTGCTAACAGAGCTAAGAAAAAGCTTTTAAGGCAGTTTAGCAATAGTCGTGTTGAAGGTATGATTGATAACATCTATGGAAGGATTGATACCTATAATAAAGAAACATTTTATGCTCAGGTAGAAAAAGAGATCGGGATCAGTGCTAAAGAGCTTCTTGCAACAGAAGGATTGAAGCCCAATATAAATGCTCTAATACTGGAAACTCAGCAATGGGTAAAAAAGCTACGAGATGACACTCTAGAATTTTTTACTAACACAACATTGCGAGGAATGGCTGAGGGTAAAAGCCTAGACCAGATAAAAAAAGAGTTCGGGGAGCTTACAGACAAAAGAAAATCTAATGCTGAGATGGTAGCGAGGACTCAAGTTAATACTTTTAATAGCCTTAATAATAAGATTAGAGCTCAGAACCTTGGTATTACAGAGGGGATATGGGTTACGGTTGGAGATGAAAGAACTAGGAAGAGCCATAAGGATAGAGATGGAAAGAAATTCTTATTATCTGAGGGGCTTTATTCTAGTATAGATGGTAAAAAGCTATTAACAGGAACAGATTATAATTGTAGATGTTCCACAAAATTTATTATTCCTAAAGATTAAAAAAAAATAATTGACGTTACGCTATAAAAAATATAGTATAACATTTTAAAGTAGAGGTTATTATGCCTAAAAAAAATAAAAAGAGTGTTCTGAACGCTGTTAAAGATTGTAAAGCGGGTTTACATAAGAATCCAATTGCTAGAAAATTCAAAGATATTGCCATTTATACGCCTAGCGAGAAAACGGCTATAAGCGTTCGTGATGGAGTAATTGAATATTTGGGATCAGAGCTTAATGTAGAGCCTTTTGATTCAATCTTCACGGTATACAGAAGCCCTGCCACGATAGCAAATGCCGCAATGAAAATGCTAAGCATTCCGTTGACCTATGAGCATGTTTCGCTTGAGGAACCTGCTCCCGATACAGGTAGTATTGTTGAAAGAGCTGAGATGGTTGATTTTATTGATGAGGAAACAAATACAAAGATTGCTATCAAAAATAAGTTAATCTTACGCAAAGAAGACGAAGCCTTGTTGATTGAGAGGAAGGAGTTGTCGCTAGGATATTTCGCTGACCTTGTTAAACATAAAATTTATGATTATGAACAGGTTAATATAATCCCACATCATTTAGCCGCTGTCAAGTCTGGTAGGTGTGGTGCGTTGTGTAGTTTTTTAGATAAAAAGTTTAATAAAAAGGAGAATAAAAATATGAAAATATTTTTAGATGAACAAGGCGAAGTTTCGTTGGAGAAGATTTTAGAAATCTTGCAGATGCTTCCCGAGGCTGTAAAGTCTGTACCGCTTGACAAATTGAAGGAATACATCCCAATGTTTGAAGAGATCTTGGTTTCTGCTAAAGGAAAAGAGCCTGCGGAACCAGAAGGTATTATTGAAGGAAATAAAGATGAAGATCCTTCTGATGAAGATAAAGAAGGAATGAAAGATGAAGATCCTTCTGATGAAGATAAAGAAGGGATGAAGGATGAAGATAAAGAAGATGACAAAAAAGATTTTTCTGATGCTTCTTTCCTTGATAAAATGAATAAGTTTGCTGATGCACAAGTAAAAGCTTATGCTTCAATAGTAAACAAGGCTAAGGTTTTTTTAAGTGACACATACAATTATGCTGATAAAACAGCTAAAGAAGTAATGTGTGATTGTTTAAAGACTCAAAGCACATCGAAGTTTAATGATGAAGAGCTACCAGTAGCTTTTAAGTTGTTGAAAAAGTCCTCTAATTACCAAGCTTTTGGTAGTAATCAAGAGGAAGATAAATTTGATAAAATAGGAAATAAGGAGTTGTAAGATGGCTTTTAGTTCAGCTTTCTCAAATGAAATTGGAGCGGTCGCAGGTGGCGAGCGGTTCGGTACTAATAATATCATTTTAGCAAACACAGTTTTTGAAGACGAATTAAAAATAGGTCGTTTTGCAAAACTTGATACCGCTCAGATTGATAATATGGATGGATCTGTTACACCTGAAATAGTTGGTGTAATAATCCGAGATGAAACACGTGCTGTAGAAGATGGTGCTGTTATAGATAAGGAATTATATTCTCAAATTAATTATATGCGTTCAGGTCTGGTATCTGTTGATGTAAAAAGCGGCGAAACACCTGCTTTATTAGAAAGAGTTTATGTTTCTAATGCGGGAGATGCTAATGATGGTTTAGCCACTGCTACCAACACAGATGTTGCTGTTAATGCCGAGTTTATTCAAGAAATAAAAACTGGTGTATGGTTAATTTATTTAAACCCTCCTCAGGGCGATATTGCTACTCATATTGGAGATGCCGTTGGAGCTCACGCTGCTTCTGCTATTAGCCTTTTAGACACTGGTGCTTTCACAGCTCAGATCGAAGTTGAAGCGGCTATTGCTGAAATTTATCCACACGTTGAAACCTTAATCGCTGACCCTGCTGATGCTGGTGCGATTGCTGTAACACGTTCAGGAAACGTTGCATTGACTTCAACAGTTGGTGGTGGAGAAACTAGAACACTAGCCATCCCTTCTGTTCAAGGTATCGAGCTTGCTATATCTTTTGATGTAGACGGCGGTGACATTGCTATAACAGTTATTAGTGCCGTTAATCAAGCTGGAAATACAGTTTTAACTTTTGCTGATGCAGGGGATATTATTGTATTAAAAGCTGTTCAGGTAGCGGGTGCTTTAGTTTGGCGTATAGTTGCTAACGACGGCATATCATTATCATAATAACAAAGAGGATTTGAAAAATGTTGATAAAAGATCTTTATAATATAGACTCTTTCAAGAGTTTTGAAAAAAAAGCAAAAACACATTTTGCTGATGCCTCAGCGGGTGTCGTGTTATCACGTAACCTTACAGGGGTAGACCCAAAGCTTTTCCAAAAGCTTTATCCAGAGTTGAGCTTTTTAAACAGTGGTATCTTTATTGATAATAGCGGTGGAGCGGTTCAGCGTATTCAATCTTTAAGGATTATTACCGAAGGTAATTTCACTAATTCTGGTGACGTTTCAGGAAACAAAGGTAAGATTAGCCAAACAGCTGAAGATTCATTCTTGAAAGTTATTGAGAGAGAAGCTTTCTCAGATTGGAGCGATACACAAGTACAGCAAGCTGCTTTACAAAATATCCCTTTAGTTAGCAATCTTTTCCAAGGACACGATAGGAAGTTCAAAGAGAATATTGATGAAATTGGTTTTACAGGTATTCCTGAATATGCTTCTAGTACAGGATTGTTAAACTATGGTGGTTTCACTTCTAGTGCCGCTGCGGGAGCGATCATAGCATTAACCGATCAGGAAAAATATGATGTTATTTCTAATTTGATTATTGCTCAAAGAAATGCAGTTAATAACACACCTGGATATGCGGCTAATAATGTTATTATGCCAATCCGTGTTATGAATGTATTACAATCAACAATCTTGAATAGTGCTAATGGTTCTTTCTCAGTATTGAAAGCATTACAATCAAACTATCCAGAAGTTACCTTCTCAACAACTTTCAGAGCTGAAAGCGTTGGTGGTACTTCTGTTACTGTTGCTTATAGTAGTAATGAAAATGTTATGAAGATGAGAATTCCTCAGAGATTAACAATTGGAGAAGTTACTAAGCCAACAAGCTTTGATTACAGATTTGACAGTAAATTTAGAATTGCAGGTCTTGATATTTTAGAAGATCTTGCAGGTCGTTTACTTACAGGACTTTAGAATATGCTTAAGGTTGCAGATTTGAAAAAATATGCAGAGCGGGTGGGTATTATATACCCGCCCACTTGTCGTTCTAAAAAAATGACTGAAATAATAGCGAAGGCTATTGAAGTTTCGGTCGATGATTTAGAAAAAATCATTAAACACGTTAATAATCAAAAGCAGTTTAAAGAAGAGATTAAAAAGTTATTAGTTTTAAGTATGCCTTTGCCTAAGCCAATTAGTGTCGGGGATCTCTATAAATATAATGAAAATGTTGTAAAGCCAGAGATTAAAGAGGTTGTAAAGCCAGAGATTAAAGAGGTTGTAAAGCCGTTTTACATTAAAAATTTGTCTAATAATAAATATGAAATAGAAGGGCTGATTTTACCGTCTAGTGAGGAAGTTGAGATTACCAAAGAGTTACAGAAAAATAAGATTTTAGTTAAGACTATAAAATATCACATAGAATTAAATAAATTTAGGATTGTCTAATGACCATTTTAGAAGATTTTACAGCGAGATTTCCCGAGTTTGATACAGCAGTTTCCAGTAAATATATCCCTATTTTAGAGGATGTTTACCCTTGTTATTGGGGTGGTGATTATGATACAGCTTGTGGAAAGGAAATTGCTTTAAATCTACTAGCACATTTAGCGATACAAGAATCCCAGGCAAGCTCTAGTCCTTTAAAAGAAGAGCAATCCCAAAGTGTTGGCAATGTATCGGTAAGTTATAACCTTGCAGTAGCTCCTAAATCAGAGCGTAGGGCGTGGTTTAGGTCTACAAGTTACGGGGTAAGGTATTTATCACTTACAATGAATAAGCACGGCGGGTGCTTTGTATGAAGGTTTCCCCTATCAAGATGCTTAAGAAGACCCAAGAACTTTATAAGAATTTAGAAAGATCTAAAAATCTTGAGGTAGCTGTTGGTCTGCCTGTTGAGAAAGTCACAGGAAAAGCATATAAGAATAAGGGGAAAGGTAAGGATAAAACAATAATAGAAGTGGGAGCGTATCACGAGTATGGGATAGGAGTTCCTAAGAGATCTTTTTTGAGATCTCCTTTAGCAATAAAGGAAAGGGAGATTAATAAAGAGTTAAAGAGACAATTTAAAGCTATAATTGAGAAAGGTAAGAAGCCAGAAAAAGCTTTAGGGCTTGTTGGTGTCGAAGCTGTTAATATAATTATAGATGCTTTTAAAACTGGTGGATTCGGTACTTGGTTACCGTTGAGTATGTCTACAATAGAAGCTAAAGGATCTAATCAAATCTTGGTAGACAGTGCAATTTTAAAAAATGCTGTTACATCGGTGGTGCGAGATGTTACCTAATTTATCTAGTGTGCTTAAAGCTTGGGAAAGAGCCGTTATTATTAAAACTGTAGTAACAACTACTACTAATTTTGTACCTACTGACGTAGTGACAGTAAGGACACAAAACTGCGTTATTCAGATACCGAACAAAAAAGATATTAAAGCTGATAATCTAGATTGGGCTTTACGATATTTGATGGTACACAGTAAAGAAGCTTTGCTAATCGGAGAATATGTTACTTTCGAAAGCGAAGATTTTAAAATAACATCCTTGGGTAAGTGGTTAGGATATGGATATTATGAGGCGATAGCAGAAGCCACAAATAAAACTTTATTAGTCGAGACAGTCGATGAATGATATTTTAAAAAAAGTTGGTATGTTCCTGAGGGATCTCCTTTCTATCAGTGAAACATTAATAAAGATAGGACGGCATAATTTTGAGGATGATAATTTTGGAAGCTCTTATATTTCGATTGATACTTTAACACCCTCTAAACTTTTAAGCAGTGCTTCAAAATTTGATGGAGATGAGGAAGAGGAAACCTATTCTCAAAATTGGCTAATGCCTGTTATCCTTACTTTTTGGGGAAATAATGCTTATACTAATGCCAATAAATTTAGCTTGTTATTGCCTAGCCAAAAAGCTTTAGAGTTAAGCTCTACCCTTGGGATAGATGTTTTAAAAGTAACTAATTTTACTGATGTAAGATTGTTAGCGGGTAAGCAATATAATAATCGTTTAGAATTAAATTTAAATATTTTGTATACAATTTCTGCATCTGTTGATACGCTAAGAATTGACACTGCACAGGTTGAAATTTTAACTGAAAAAGACTGGGAGGTCACAGTATGACAGCAAACATTAGTAATGTAATTAGCGTATCTCTTTTAACATCTGGATCGCTAGCTGATAGGGATAATATGAACCTATGTTGTATCATCACAGATCAACAAGACGCTGTTTTATCAACAGCTAAAAGATATGAAATTTATAGTGATATTGCAAGCGTTGCAACAGATTTCGGAACAGATTCTGCAATGTATAGCCATGCGAAATCATTTTTTGCTACCAATCCTAATCCTACTAATGTCGAAGGTGCTTTAGTTGCGGGTTATTGGAGATCAGCTTCTGAAACAGTGGCTGCTTCTGCGGGTGTTTTAAATGGTGCTGAGTTATCCGAAGCGGTTATAGTAGGGCAACTACAAGAGATCAGCGATGGCTCTTTTAAAGTAACAGTGGACAGTTCAGAGCTTGATATTACAGGGCTAGATTTCAGAGCCGTAACAACCTTGGACGAAGCCGCTACAGTAATAGAGGATGATGCTTCATTTACTGGTGCCTCTATTGATGTTAATTCAGATAATGAGATGGTAATAACATCAGATACAACAGGTGTTGCTAGTACCATAACTTTAGCGGTAGAGAGTGCTTCTGGTACATTCGTTGGGGATATTTTAGCGATAGCGGAGGGAACAGGTGCCGTGATTACTCAAGGATTGGCCGCTTCCAGTTTATCACTAGAAACAAAAGAAGCCGCTATTACAGCGATCAATGCCGAGATCGGATTTAAGGGTGCGATGTTTATTGATCAACCAACATCCGTAGAAGCCGATACTTTAGCTTCTTGGGCTCAGTCTAATGGAGTTCTTGTTTACGATGTCTTTAATTCTGATAGCAATCTAACAATAGCCACAACAAATGTTGTCTGGGCTAATAAGTTGGCGGGATATACCAATTATAGAA